CGTCCCAATCATCCGTGAGTTGACTCCACCATACAGCAATGCCAAATAGTTTCTTACATGCCTCTGCTTCTGCATACTGCTTCTTATGTGTGGATGCACGTACAGGGTAGAGTTCGTCCTTTCTGTCGTTTATACGTTGAATAAGGTCGTCTGATACGATATCATTTATGATATCAAAACCCCTGCCTTCATGTGATAATTGATCATTAATGATATCTTTTTTACCGAAGATACGATCATAGTTAGCGGCATAGGCTTTTTGATTTTCACCCTTTCTAGGTGCGGATCCTTTTCCGCCGTGCCACTGACTCATTGCCACCTCGTTTCTAGCCACACACGTTCTTCGTCACCTGCTAGATATATTCTACGTTGCTTATGATCTTCTTCATTAGACCAACACCAGTTTTCATTTAGTGTATCGTATGTACTGTCGTTGTATTGTGCTAGGCTCATAAAGTTTGATAATTCATGTACTCTGTCGTAATCTTTCATATCACAACTAGGTCCCCATGTATCCCAACACCAATCTCGTACTTTATTAAAATTTATAATAGAAGACAAATCAGTATGTGCTAAAGGTCTAGGATGAAAACGTTCATATCTGGGAGGAGTTTTAGTGACACAACACCACTTGAATATGTCATGTCCTTTCCATCGACCATCTAGTTCATAAAATTGTAAATGTACTTCTACTGTATTCAATACCCTGCTTGCCTCAATAACTCTTTTACTTCAACTACAACTTCTGCATCACGGTTAAATTTAATCGCCCACTTCTCAGGGTCAATATATTCTAATACCATTTTTTGTTGTACTTCATCTAACTTACTTAGAAACTCTGCACCAGACTCACTCTGATACAACGACCAAGGCGATACTCTTCCTGTTGTGACTTCATAACAGATTCTATTTGGAGCACCATATCTAAATGCATCTTTACTTTCTATCTGATCATCTTTACAAATTTCGATAAGAGTCTCCATGCTACGAGCAATTGCATCTAATGGATCTTCTTGTCTAAGATATTCAACAATAAACTTAGTGTAGTTTTTATCACTAGTCCAACTGTCAATTCTAATTTGATTTCTAAGCAACCAATCAGCATAACGATTCACATTGATACATCTTGTGTTAACACAATAATGACCGAACTTAACAAAGGCTAGATAATAAGAACTTTTAGTAAAGTCCACATAAGTTTTTTGTTTTTTGCTAGAAGTGTTTTGTGCATAGAAGTTTAACCATGCATTAAAACCTATACGATTACCTTTAAGGTTCCTATCACCATATCTGCGTTTCTGTTCACAAAGATGTTTTTCAATAGTACTTTCTTTTGCAAAACTTCTTCCGCAAAAATCGCAACCAAACTTTTTAGTTGCCGAGTTCTTTTTCGTATTCTTCGATTTCATTATCTGTAACGAGTTCACTAAGTAATTCTACCTCATCAAATTTTAATTCTGGAAACTTTTCTGCTAGATACATTTTGCGTTTGTGTTGTTCACAAAACAATTTTGCTATCTCAGTGAGTTCTCCTGCTGTTAGTTTAGGATATACTTTTTTATAGTAATCTTTTATATCTTTAGGCTTTGCAGTATCTTTTAACTTGCTTACGCCTGCTTTAATGTGAGGGATCCATTGATGAAATTGTTTACCAATGCCTGGACTCGCCGCACATAACATCAACCATTGTAATTTAGGATGATGCATTACGTTTTCATTAAACAAATGTGTGTTGGCATGATAGTCAACACTCTGTAAATAGTATTGCGACAACTCACGTTTACCTTTTACTACACTAATCCAATGTAGCATCATAAACGGAACAAACTTCTTTTGTTGTTCAGGAGTTAGTCTATCGTAATAATCATAATCTTTTTTATCGATTGCCGCTATTGCTTCAAACAAGTTGAAGTCTTGTTTTTCAAACTTTTCATCTGTTGGAGTTTTTGCTCTAGCCAAAGTAACCTCTTGCAAACCACCCTATTGCTATCGATAAGGGTGCTATAATAAACAAATCAACTATCCAGTGCAATGCAATAGACAGTGTAACTATTTCTTTCCAATGTAGTTTGCAGACATTCTTCCAATGATCAAAAGACTTGAGCATAATCTACAACTTCACAATTTCTACTAATTTCTTTAACAAAGTAGATACATCTTGGCTTGGGACCATCATCTAAAGGCACACATAAGAACTGACCGTTACGTAGTCTTGGTGCGTACCATGTTACATCTGAATAAATGTCTACAATCTCTATTGGGAGAAAGCCTGGAGAGAATGACGATAACGGATTAAATGAAAAGACTGAAAAGCCTCTGTCATTCAAAGATGAGAGGGGAAGTGTTTCTAAGTCTCCACCTTCTTCATCACCGATCAACACTTGCCAATCAACTGGCATCTTAATCTGCTTGTCACCAACTTGCAATACAACTGCTGGAGCATTGAATGACTCTAAAAAGATAAGTGGAATGTAATAGTAATCCACGAATGTAGGATTAGAATTATCTAAAATTGCAAATCGAAGGTCATCGATTTCTTCTGGTAACGTTTCTAAATTATAGTATTGGTCTTCTAATGTTAGTATTCTCATTTTGTTATTATACTGCTCCTTGCAGAATTATTCAAGTTAATCGGTAAAATCATTTGTAGTTTAATTTTTCTACAACAAACGGATAGTTTGCTTCTCTGTAGAAATGTTTACGTTGGGTTAAATGTCTTTTTGCAAAACGACAGGAACTTGTTAAGTCCCAAATTTGAACAAAGTCTTTATCTTCTGCTTTACGAATGCCACGACCGATTGACTGTATGACACGAACAAAAGACTTACCTGGCTCAATGAGTACAAGATTAAAAATCCTAGGAATATTGATACCAGTAGAAGCCACGCCATAAGTAGCAACAATGATTTTATTATCACTAATGGCAACGTCATCATATTCTTCTTTTCTGTCATTTACTTTCATGCCTCCTGATACAAAAACTGCATCATCTAAACGTTCAACAAGGGCATGTCCTGCCGCGATACGATCAACAAGAATCAAAGTATTACCCGACTCTTGTATTGTATCGATCAGACTTGCCATCTTATCTAATCGTTTTTCATCACTGAGCAAATGCTTTAGTTCACTTTGATAGTTACTGAACTCCTGTTCGTCTTGTAACTGTACTATGTTCACGTGACACTTAGCAAGTACTCCTTTATCTTGCAATTCTTTTGCAGATAGTTTATTAATAACAGGACCTAAACTTACTTGCAAAGCAATTGATTCATACTTTGCTTTGGGTACTGTTCCTGTTAGTCCCCATCTGATGGGAACATGTGCCATTACACCTGTTAACAGTTGCTTCAATGCATCTGCTTTTGCCATATGTACTTCATCTACAATGACACAAACAACACCTTCAATGAACTCTCCTATAGTACAATCTACTTCACCTCTTTTCGTATTCTTTAACAGAATGTTTAGAGATTGCCAAGTACAAATAGTATGTTGTTTAAAATATTCTTTACGATCACCAAAGTATACACCTACATCTAAACCCATGTTGATATAATCTTCTTCGGTTTGTGATACTAAACTTTTGTTAGGTACGATCACAATACTTCGACCATATGATTCTACACTCTTACTTAGTGCCGCAGTCATAATAGTCTTTCCTGCGCCTGTAGCCACTTCTTGTATCGATTGAGGATTCTTTAAGAACTCGTTAACAACTTGAACTTGATAGTCTCTAAGTTCAATAGGTTGCCCCTCACAGACATGTCCTTTAGGCCACAGAACATCTTTAAATGAATCTTTCTTAACTTCTTCAAATTGAAATTGCGTTTGATACTCACGCATGTCTTCCAATTCAATTGAATAGTTTAGTTCTTCTAATACTGGAATGATTTCTTCCAATAAATTAATATAAGTAGAACCGGCAAGACTACAATAACTAACCTTGCCGTTCCACCTCCCCAACTTAACACTGGGCATGTATCTTGCGCCTGGAACCTCAAACTCAAACTTTTGCATTAGTGCCCTTCTAGCATCTAATTCAAGTCCGGCAATCTTTAGATTGACTTCATCTTTAATTTGTAGTGTTGCGATTCCTGGCATCGATTAAGGCCTATATTGTAGTGTTATGAAGTATTCTAATCCACCTGCTCTGTAGTTAGGTACTAATTCAAATTCATCATCTAGTATATCTCTTATAGTAAATGATAGCAAGTATTTAGGAATAACTTGCCTTTCGATTTTGTAGTCAATTGAACTTACATCATCTAGCATTTCTGTACCATCGTATGGACCAGGCGTTCTGTTAAACAATCCAGTATATCTAAATGAAATATCATAACCACCTAAGTAAGTTGTAGATGATATGATTGCTTTGTATTCGGGAATACGTGGTTGATCAGAGTTTGTGTATCCTAACTCAATACCTACTAGAGTAGTATTAAGTCTTTCAACAACAAAACTGTTTACATATCTAACACCTTCAGTGTCGTATGATCCAGTGTTAACAAACTGTGAGTCTGCAAAACTATAATCAATACCTTCACTAAATTTGTATTTGAATACTGTAAAGTTCTTGTATCCAATCTCTCCACCTACTGCTTCTTCAGGGTCTAAACTTTTATTAGGTAAAGTCCAAGCATCACCGTTCAGTTCATAAAGAGTTGGGTTACGATATGATGTACCGAAACTACCAAACCAATTATTAGATTCTGCACCTATACGATATACAAATGCATCTTCACTTAATCTAAAACCTAGATCAAACAGATCGAATGATGTTAAAGAGTAAACTGATAATTGAG